CCTTACATTAGCAACGTTGGGCAAGTGGAAACAATGAGTGTAACATTAAGTTTACAATCGAGCGTGGCCAATAGCGGCCCTACAGAAACAAATGATAGCATTAAGTCTAATGCTCCTGCTACGTATTATACACAAAATAGAATGATTACAGGGGAAGATTATAATATTAGTCCTTTAAGTGTTAATCAGCAAGTTGTAAAAGTAAAAGCAGTTAATCGAAGTTCGAGCGGTATTAGTCGTTATTTTGACCTAGTAGATCCAACAGGCAAGTATAGTAAAACTAACTTGTTTGCGGACGATGGTTTAATTTATAAACAAGAATATACAGATAGTTTTAGATTTAAATACGCTACTAGAACAGATATCGAGGCTATTCTTTATAATGAATTGTCAGATGTTTTAAAATCATCTAATCTTAAAAATTTCTATTACGATAATTTTGAAAAAATTCCTGTAAGTTTATTAGAAGTTAGATGGTACAACAGAACAACAGATGTGAACCAAAGTACTGGCTACATTGAAGATGTTGTGTCGGGCACAAAACAAAAAGTTTCTACTTATACAAGTACCCTACTACGATTTCTAACAGTTGGTTCTTTAATAAAATTTACGGCACCTACTGGATATTATTTTGATAAAACAAAAAATAATAAATTAGTTCTTGGTACGGCAACGGTATCGAATTCTACTACCTTTATTTGGACAAAAGCTGTATCAATAGCAGGAGATGGAACGGCTAACGGCACCGGATTACTGTTTGATAAATCAGGGCCTATTGTGTTAAATGACATTATTCCAGATACCGCAGTATTATCTGAAATTATTCCTGCTTGGAGAACTAGTATAGAATCAAGCACTATAACAGCTATGGTAGATCTAGTGTTTGGTAACAAAAAATTCGGCCTTCGATACGATATCGAAACACGTCTGTGGAAAATCATTACAGAAACTAACCTTAACACCAGCGAAGTTTTTAGTCTTGGACGACAAGGTGACGTCACTAATTCTAAAGCAGATAGTAGTTGGCTAATACTATTCACAACAGATACCGAATATTATACAGTGACTAGTAGATTGACACGTTATGTATTTGAAAGTGCTCAACAAGTAAGATTCTTTTTTGATTCTAGCGATAAAATTTATGATACCCGTAACAATACCGTTGTCAAAGATGTAATTAAAGTTTTAAATATTAATACGGATCCATTGTCTTCGGGAAGTACTACACCATTTACCTACGATAGAGATTGGGAAATCACCGAAGAGTTTCGCGGCCTTGATGGCTATGTTGACACTAAAAAAATTCAAGTTACATTTAATGACAGTGACGACGATGGTGTAGTTGATGATCCTACACTGTTTGATCAATTAGTGGCTCCTACTGTATTACCACTAACAAAGTATATTGTTTTAGAAAAGTATTTTGTAACACAGGGTCAAGAAGATTATCGTTATATTTCTAATGATAGTGATATTGTTGTTATTGTTAATACACAAAACGATATTGTGATTTCTCAATACCAAGACGGACAATATTTTTACATTGTAGATATTGATACTGTTAAACGCTACGATAAGATTGCTTCTGATTTTACCCCAACACTTGATTATAAAGTCTATGTAGGAAGAGATAAAATTAAGTTTCAGTACATCCACAATGCCGACTATGAGTCGCGTATTGATCCAGGGTTAACAAATCTTATCGATGTGTTTGTACTAACTAAACAATATGACATTGCTTATAGACAATGGTTATCGGGCGCAGGCACTACTGAGCCGTTGCCTCCTAGCAGCGATTTCTTATATAATTTATTAAGTCCAGAACTTAGTAAGATTAAATCTATTAGCGATGAAATCGTATATCATCCTTCGAAATACAAAGTCCTTTTTGGATCTAAAGCTAGCCCAGATTTACAAGCAACATTTAAAGTTGTAAAAAATTCTGAAATAGTAATCAGTGATAACGATATCAAAACTAGAGTACTAGTAGCAATATTAGAATTCTTTGCTTTAGAAAATTGGGAATTTGGAGATAATTTCTATTTTACAGAATTATCAACTTATGTCATGAATAAAGTAGCTCCTTACATTGTAAATTTTGTCATCGTACCTAAGCAAAGCACCTTAAGCTTCGGCGGTCTGTACGAGATTCGTAGTGAAAAAGATCAAATTTTTATTAACGGCGCTGGTATAGATGACATTGAAATTATTTCTACAATAACCGCAAGTAATATCAAGAGTGCTGTAATTCAAGCGAATCAGACAGCAGTAAGTCAACAAATAATAACAAGTTCAGGGAGTAACTGATGGCCTATAGCAACGATCAAAACGAGCCAAAAGTACCTATTTCAAATGTAGAGAAGCGTTCAAGCGCTAACTTGTTGCCAAGGTTTTATAGAACGCCCGGTAATAAGAAGTTTTTACAAGCAACATTAGATCAGTTAATTCAACCAGGAACAGTTAAAAAACTTAACGGTTACGTTGGAAGACAAACTGCAAAAGCTGTTACAAGTTCAGATACATTTTTAGAAGCTGCCGATCAATCTAGACAGAATTATCAATTAGAACCGGCAGCAGTTATACAAGACTATCTTGGAAACACTACATTTTTTAAAGATTATATTGATCATATCAATCATATCAGTGTATTCGACGGCATTGTCAACAATCACAGTAGACTGAATCGTGAAGAATTTTATAGTTGGAACCCAAATATTTGCTGGGACAAATTTGTAAATTATCAACAATACTACTGGCTTCCTTTCGGTCCTCGCTCCATTGAAGTATTAGGTAATGAGTTAGAAATTATTAGCACATACTCCGTTACTGGAGTAGACGAAACTGATAACGTTGCTTATTTGTTTAATCCTGAAGGCCCGTTAGAAGGATTGATTAGAAATCCTAAAATACGACTATTCAGAGGGCAAACTTATATTTTCGATATTGATGTTGTAGGACATCCGTTTAGTATTAAAACTCAACGTACCGCTGGCGACCTTTATAGGTATACAAAAGGAGTTGATGCGTTTGCTGTTGAAAAAGGTAAAATTACTTTTACAGTTCCAGTTGATGCGCCTGACGTACTATTTTATGTAAGCGAAAATGCTGTAGATACCGGAGGTGTATTTCACGTATTAGATATTACTGAAAACACTGCAATTAATTTAACTACTGATTTTCTTGGAAAAAAAGAATATATTATTCCTAACGGTACAGCAGAAGGTCTGAGAATTAGTAATGGCATGAAATTAAGTTTCGGAGGACAAGTAACTCCAGAAGAATATGCTAACGATTTTTGGTATGTAGAAGGTGTGGGAACCGCAATTCGATTAGTTAAAGATAAAGACTTGGAAGTCAGAACTTCGTTTAACGAAGAAACTAATGTCTTTTTTGATGACAATCCTTTTGATCAGTCACCGTTTGGTGATGCTAGTACATTGCCTAGCAAGAAAGATTATATAACAATTAATAGATCTAGTCCTGATAAAAATCCATGGAGTAGATATAATAGATGGTTTCACCAAGATGTTATTATTGCCAGCGCCGCCGCAAACGACGTTGAATCGGATTTAGATCAAACGCAACGAGCAATTCGTCCTATTATTGAATTTAATGCAGGTATTAAATTACACAATCACGGACTTAGCTCTAAGCAAAATATCGATGTAATTGATAATTTTACAAAAGATGTTTTTAGTACCATTGAAGGTAGTTTAGGTTATAATGTAGATGGAATTGATCTTGCCGATGGCATGCGAGTAATTTTCACAAAAGATACTGATATACTTGTTAGAAATAAGGTATACCGAGTAAACTTTATCAACGTGATTGTTCCTAGTCGACAACTATCGTTTAACGGAACAACATCGGTCAATGTTGACACCAATACTTTTACTTTCGCTAGCGAACACGGATTATCATCAAGTAATAGAGTTACCTACTTAAACAATGGATTTGATACACTACCTGGATTGACAAATAGGCAAGTTTATTATGTAAAAGTTATAGATTCATTTACAATTGAATTACACACAAATGCCACATTAACTAAACAAGTAGACATATTCTCTTCAGTGGCTGATGCTGTTTATAAATTTGAAGTTTTTTCAGGAAGTCGTAGACAAATAACGTTGTCAGAAGAATCAGACGTTACTCCTGTGACATATGAATCTGTAACAGTAAATTATGGTATACAGGAAATACTTACTGATAGTATTAGTGGTAACCAAGGTCAGACTTATTGGTTCACGGGTACAACTTGGAAACTAGCGCAAATAAAAACAAAGGTTAACCAAGCTCCGCTATTTGATTTATTTGATAGTAATCAAATTAGTTTTATTGATAATTTAGTTTACGACGGATCTACTTTTGAAGGCAACAAAATTTTCAGTTATAAAGAAGGTACTGGAACAGCTGATAGCGAGTTAGGTTTTCCGTTAAGTTATCAAAATATTAATAATATCGGTGATATTGTTTTTGAATTTAATTTGTTAACAGAAAAATTTGCCTATAAAGAATCAACTAATGTATTGTATAAGGATACTGCAACGGGCTACTTAAAAATATCAAAAGATATTGACAGAGCAACTTACGAAAATGGATGGACAACAAGTTTAATTACAGATTCTCAACCTGTAGTTAGGGTGTTTAGAGCCCATACCTATAACGGAACTACATCACCATTTCCAATTGATGTATTTGATAATAAAAATGATTTAACAGATTTAGAAGTTCGTGTTTACATTAACGGAAATCGATTAGCAAAAGATCAATACACTGTTGTTGACGGTGTAGTTAGAAAACAAGTTGTATTAACTAAAGCAGTAGCAACCACGGACGTTGTAACTCTGCGTTGCTTTGCTAAACAAGCAAAAAATTCTAATGGTTATTATGAATTGCCAATTAGTTTACAAAACAATCCGTTAAATCATAACGTAGAACAATTTACATTAGGTCAAGTAATTGATCATGTAGGATCTATTGTTGATAATATCACAACATTTACCGGTACATATCCAGGATACGGCAATCTTAGAGATATCGGAAATTTAAGTCCGTACGGCGTTCGCTTTGTACAGCACAGTGGCCCGATGAATCTTAGTTTATATCATCTTGGATCTAAAAGTTCCAATATGGTAAAAGCTATAGATGTAGCAAGAAATGATTACGGTAAATTTAAACGAGCATTTATAGTTGCTGCAACTGAAAGCGGCATAGATACTGATCCTCGACGACATGTTGATTTTGTGTTACAAATGATAAACAAGGACAGGCCGAAAACAAGCCCGTATTATCTATCGGACATGTTTGGTTACACAGCTTCAAATAGAATAGAATATACTGTTTTAGATTCGAGAATAAAAACATATCCGTTGACTAGTAAGTTTGGATTGTCGACACTATCTAATAAAAGTGTAAACATTTATCTAAACGGAGAACAACTTGTCCACGGCCGAGATTATGTATTCGGCGATGATGTATTTTTTGAATTACTAATTGACATCGTACAAGACGATCTTATTGAAGCATACGAGTATGAAACTACTGACGGATGTTTTTGCCCCGCCACTCCTACTAAGCTAGGATTATATCCTAAGTTTGAACCTAAGATTTATCTAGACGATACTTATGCTGAACCTACTCGAGTAATACAAGGACACGATGGCAGTATTACTGTTGCGTTTGATGATTACAGAGATGATTTAATTTTAGAATTAGAAACTAGAATTTTTAACAATATCAAATGCGAATATAACGCAGATATTTTTAATATTTACGATTACGTGCCGGGCCACAATAGAACAACGCCGTATTCATTTAAAGAATTTAATAAGATATTGTCTAAGTATTTCTTTCAATGGACAACTAACATTCAAGAAGATTATACAAAGCATATTGGATATGATCAAACTGATAGTTTTACCTATAACTATCGAGGCAACTTTACACCTGATAATCAAGATGTTCCTGCAGCATGGCGCGGCATTTACACTTGGTTATTGGATACAATTCGTCCACATAGCCACCCGTGGGAATGTTTAGGATTTAGTATCGAGCCATCGTGGTGGCAAGATGTTTATGGCCCAGCTCCATACACAAGCGACAACTTAATCTTATGGGATGATATTAAAGAAGGCATTATTCGAGAACCAGGCGTGCCCGTTAGACGAGATGTTAAATTTGCTAAATCTTCCTTAGCCTACGGATTACCTGTTGACGATCAAGGTGTATTACTGAGCCCTAAAGATTCAGGAATGGTATCTGGAACTATACGATCAGGCGCAGGCGGCTATTTTGAATTTGGTGATCAAGCCACTGTTGAGTCAGCATGGCGTCGTAGTAGCTATTATGCGTTTGCTCTTATTGAAACATGTTTATTAATGCAGCCTAACAGTGTGTTGGGCCGATGTTTAGATAGAAGCAGAATCGTAAAAAACTTAAACAATCAATTGGTATATTCAGAAACCGGACTACGGTTACGATTGGAAGATGTTGTTATCCCTTCGACTAGCAACAGGAATGGAGATACTAGAGTTTATACTTGCGGTTTAATCAATTACCTAGTTGACTACTTATCGGGAGATAATGTCTTACGACTAGACGAATATCAGTCAGACTTGTCATCTCTAACAAATAAGATAACAACACGATTAGGATCATTTACCAGCCAGCCTAAATATAAAATTTTACTAGATAGTAAAACACCTAGCAGCACAGGTGGAGTGTTCGTTCCTGAAGAAAATTATTATGTAGACTTGAACATTTCTAGTGCTATATCAAAAGTTGTATATAGTGGAGTGATAATAACAAAATTTGCTGACGGATTTGAAGTAAAAGGTTATGATTTTGATAACCCTTATTTTACGTATTATCCGTATAGACAAGATGACAGAGTTATAAATGTTGGAGGTATTAGCGAAAGTTATATTACTTGGAATTCCGGCCAAATTTATACTGCTGGTAAAATTGTTAAAAATACTAATCAATATTACAGAGTAAAAACTAACCACACAAGCGGAGAAACGTTTGATAGTCAGTACTATGCCAGATTATCTGAACTACCTGTTGTAGGCGGACGAGATGCTATTTTAAGAAAATCTTGGGATTACGACGAACCGCAAACTATTGCGTACGGTACTAAAATTACAACTATACAAGCTATGGTTGATTTCTTACAAGGTTATGGCGCTTACTTAGAACAACAAGGTTTTGTGTTTGATGACTTTAACAACGAACTTGCTGTTATTACTAACTGGGAAACTAGCGTAAAAGAATTTTTATTCTGGTCAACACAAAACTGGAGTGAAGGCGCAGTTATAAGTTTAAGTCCAGCAGCCAACAGATTAATTTTTAAATCTACAACTGCGGCAGTAGATGATCTTACAGATCCGTTCTACGGATACAGTATTTTTAGAGTTGACGGTCAAAAATTAGATTCTGAGTTTATAACAACTTACAGAAAAGACGGCGAATTTACATTACAACCACAGGATACAAATCACGGAATATTTGGAGCTACCTTATTTCTTGTACAAAAAGAACATATCGTAGTATTGGACAACACAACTTTATTCAATGATACTGTGTATGATCCTGAAGCAGGATATAGACAAGAACGAGTTAAAGTGCTAGGTTATGTCACTAGTAATTGGAATGGTAGTTTTGAAATTCCAGGTTTTATTTACGACAGAGCTATAGTCAATGCTTGGACACCTTGGACTGATTTTGCATTAGGTGACATTGTTAAACACAAAGAGTTTTATTATAGTGCTAAAAGTTTCTTAGTAGGAACTGAAACATTTAACGACGATAGCTGGGTGCTGTTGACAGAAAAGCCTAAATCAGAGTTATTACCTAACTGGGATTATAAAGCCGAAACGTTTGCCGACTTTTACGATTTAGATACTGACAATTTAGACAGCGGACAGCAAAAAATTGCACAGCATTTAATTGGATATCAAAAACGTCAATACCTCGAAAACATTATTCAAAATGATGTAAGTCAGTATAAGTTTTACCAAGGCATGATTATTGAGAAAGGCACACAAAACGTTTTAAACAAACTGTTTGATGTACTAAGTGCTGACGGCATGGAAAGTTTAACATTTGACGAAGAGTGGGCATTCCGTGTAGGCGAATATGGCGCAGTTGATACATTCGACGAAGTTGAATTTAAATTAGACGAAAAGGAATTTAAAACCAATCCTCAGCCTATTGAGTTAGTAAATTCTATTGACCCAATGCTTACAGATTTTGTCTATAGACAACGTCCTGTTGATGTATATGTTAAGCCATATAACTATACTAACGATATTTGGCCAGTTAAACCTGCTGGTACATATTTGAGAACTCCTGGTTATGTACGCTCGGCAGATGTAAAACTTAGTATAGATAATTTACAAGACCTAACAACTGTTGATATTTCTTCTTTTAAAGAAGGTGACTATGTATGGTGTGCGTTTGAAAATCGAGATTGGAACGTTTATAGATTTAGTAAAACATCTTTTAAAATTACTAATATTACATACTCAAATAAAGTAATAACTGTTGTTTGTGATAAAGTGATAACGTTGAATGTTGGTGATGTAATAGGAATAGAAAATAGTGTTTCTGTTCAAGGCTTCCATGTAATTGCTTCGGTTTCTCTTAACACGTTCACGGTAGCTAAGGAAGTACAGGGCTGGCAAACTTGGGCAGACCAAGACACAGTCTTGAGTTATCAATTTAATTTACACCGAGTCGGAAACATCGATAGTGCGAATTCTATTATTCCACGCTATATTAAACCTAACGAATTAATTTGGTCAGACAATAACGGTCAAAATAAATGGACTGTTTATCAACATGCTCCTGTTTATAGTCGTGGTACAATTTTAAATATTGATGTTAAGACAAATTTAAACTTTGGATTAGCAACAGCAATTACCGACGACGGAAACTTAGCCGCTGTGACAGATTTCGACGGAGTTACAATTTATGAGAAAAGTTCTTCTGATAATGTATGGTTAAGTAAACAGCGAATTTTGCCCGTCTCTGGTACAGCTACAATGTCAGCTGGAGAGTTTGGATCTTTAGTTAAATTTAGCAAAGACGGCCGCTGGTTAGCAATTGCAGCACCATTGGCAGATGTTGGTATTTCGGAAGAGCAAGGCCGCGTATTCTTGTATGTACAAGGCGAAGACAGTCAGTATGACTTGTTAGACACTATTGCTAGCCCAGCGCCGACAGACTATGAGAAATTTGGTATCAATCTTGCTTTTGGAAGAAAACCTAACCCTACTGTGTTGTACAGCGCATTAACCGGTACATATACTGAAAATGGTAATGGAGCAGTCTGGACAGTTACACGTATCGGATCTTCTTATGTATTACTAGTTTCCGATAGAGGATTGCGTTATAAAGCTGGCGAAACTATTGTTATTCCAGGAAGTCAACTTGGCGGCACAAATACTGACAATGATTTAACTATCACTATCAATACAGTAGATTCTGTTACAGGAGCAATAGAAAACTTTACCTATACTGGTACAGGTTTAGGTGATGTTTATATCTTGGCAATAACAGCAGGCGGGTATAATAGTAATCAAGGTAGAGTTTACACTTATAAATTTGAAAGTACGACCGGATGGGGTGAATTTGTAGTACTACCAACTAGTACAATTTCAGGTGATTATTTTGGATACGATTTAGCAATTGATAGTAATTTAACAATCGTAGCATCTGCTCCTTCTGCGGATACAGAATCTGGTAAGGTGTTTGTATATTCGTACACTGGATCTAGTTATTCATTATCTAAAACGCTTGTAGGTAATATAGTTGACGATGCTGAAAGATTCGGAGAAAGCGTATCAATAACATCAGACGGAGAATATATTGCTGTTGGCAGCACATTAATGAATGTCAACAATAAGAAAGATGTAGGACAAATCTTAATCTATAAACAATCCGATTCTACATATACTACAGGAACTCCTTACCAAGTTATAGATAGTCCTCGTAACGAAGTCAACGAGCGTTACGGTACTGATATTGAATTCATGAACGATAAAACACTAGTAGTGTTTTCTAAAAACGGTAACATAGAAAATATCACAGTGTTTGATGAATTATCTACAACTTTTGATAACAGTAACTTACAGCTGATTGATGTAGCAGTTGACGTTGGCCGCATTGATATTTTTGATATGTACAATACTAAATTTATCTACGGAGAAAGTTTAGATAATATCAGTGTTATAAATTCTGGATACGGCGAAGAAATTGCCGTAGGTGATAATACTGTCTTAGTCAGTGCTATTAAAGAAACTAGCCAAGGTTTTACAAATTCGGGTAATGTGTATTCATATATTAAACCAGCTGAAAAGTTTAGCTGGATGCCTATTCATACACAAATTGACAGTGTAGACATAGGAAAAATTAAAAAAGTTTATCTATATAATACAGTAAACAACGAGCTAGTAAAATATCTAGATGTCATCGATCCTTTACAAGGTGAAATTCCAGGTGTAGCAGATCAAGAAATTAGATATAAAACTTTTTACGACCCTGCTATCTATTCTGTAGGCACATCATTGGTTAACGTTGATGACGGCATGAACTGGACCACTGTACAAGTTGGCCAGTTGTGGTGGGATTTAACTCGCGCCAAGTTTTTAGATACTCAAAGTGGCGATGTAGTTTACAGAACTAGTAACTGGAACATACTCTATGACACCGCAAGTGTAGATGTGTATGAATGGGTAGAAACTACGCTGTTACCTTCAGCATGGATCAAGCAATCAAATACAGATGCTGGAATAGCTAAGGGTATCAGCGGCACACCAAAATATGGTGACGAAGTGTATAGTGTTAAAAAACGCTACGACTCAGTTAGTAAAACTTTTAAAGAAACTTATTTCTATTGGGTAAAAAATAAGAAAGATACTCCTAATGTTTCAGGCAGGACACTAAGCAGTTATGACGTGTCGCAATTAATTGCTGATCCTGCAGGATACGGATATAGTTATATTGCGTTCACGGGTACTAATAGTTTTGCGTTAGTAAATTGCGAAAAATATTTACAATCTAATAATGTTGTATTGAGTGTACAATATTGGTTAAGCGATTATAAAACTAGTAATTACCACAGTCAGTGGAAGTTATTGAGTACTAATAGAAATACTATTATACCTACAGCCATAGAAGAAAAATGGTTTGACAGTTTGATTGGTAAAGACGCTAATGATAGAGTTATACCTGACACTAGCTTACCTTTAAAGAATAGGTACGGCATTGAGTTTAAACCTAGACAAAGTATGTTTATGAATAGGGTTGAGGCTCTTAAGGTATTTGTTGAAAGCGTCAATGCTTCTATTAAAAATGAACTTATTGCTGACGATTACGACCTTGCCGCCTTAGACACTTACGAACCATCTCCAAGCGCAGTGTCGGGACTATGGGATATTTCCATAGATACAGATTTGGAATTAAGATTTATTCCTACTACTTTGCTTCAGACAGCAGTATTAAAACCTATAATTATTAACGGTAGAATTACAGGAGTTACAATAGTATCTTCAGGTTACGGATATGGTACACTTAGAGAATATCCTAAAGCTAATATACTAGATCCTGATAGATGGTATGGTCCTGCTGTAAAAATTGTAGGCACTGGCGCAAATGCCAAAATTAAATCTATAGTAGATTCTCAAGGTCAAATTGTTGACTACGAAATAGAAAATAGCGGAGAAGGTTATACTGCCACTACAACTATTACTGTTCGAGATATATCAGTACTTGTCAGCAGTGATAGTCAGTCGTTAGATTTATGGAGTATCTATTCTTGGAGTGCCCGCACGGAACAATGGATTAGAATAAAAAGCCAAAGTTATGATGTTAGAAAATATTGGCAATATTTAGATTGGTATGCCGACGGATATAATCAATTTGTAAAGATAGACTATCTTGTAGAGAACACCTATGAATTAACAACTACCTACATGGATATCGGAAGTATTGCTAAAGTTAGAAACGTAGGCCGCGGCGGCTGGTTACTGCTAATAAAAGTTGCTGACACACAAACAATAGATTATACACAAAATTTCACTGTTATTGGCAGACAGAATGGCACAATAAAATTCTTAGAATCATTGTATCAATTTAAGTCTAGTACACTGGGATTTGATGGCCCGTTGTTTGATGCTGATATTTTCGACAATAGTCCTACGACTGAATTGCGAATAATTCTTGAAACTGTTCGAGATAAAATATTAATCGACGAGTATCGTACAGATTATTTAAAGGTATTCTTTGCTTGTGTGCGATACGCATTAAGCGAACAAACATTTATCGACTGGGCGTTTAAAACTAGTTTTGTCAAGAGTCAACACAACGTAGGTGACCTTAAACAAAAAGTCACTTACAATAGTGATAATTTAGAATTTTTTGAAGAATACATTAAGGAAGTTAAACCTTATAGAACTAAAGTGCGTGAATATGTTAGTAATTATACCGCATTAGATTATTCTCAAAGTTCTGTATCTGATTTTGATTTATTACCAGTTGTCGGTGATAATAGAAGTGTTGAACCTTTATTAGTTCAAATAAATGATAGTGCTGAAATTGTTACAGATTTTAGCGAGATACTAACATATCCATGGCGCCATTGGCACGATACGGTAGGCTTTGAAATTACTTCCATAGAAATAGTAGACGGTGGATCCGGATATATTACCAAGCCACTAGTAAAAATCTATGAAGAATACCAAGGTGTAGTTTATAAATTACCTGATAGTATAGCAGCGGAAGCAAAGGCTTACATATCAAACGGCCGAGTTAATAGGATAGAATTAGTAAGTGGTGGTACACGTTGGGTACGAGCTCCTAAAATTGAAATTATAGGAGGTTTAGCCACTACAGGAACTGCCGCCACTGCAGTAGCTATCATAGGACAAGGTGTGGTTAGAAGTAACTATGTCAAAATTAAATTTGACAGAACCAGTAAAGTTTATGAAATTACAGAACTTACAGAAGTTGAAACCTTTTCTGGTACAGGCGCACGAACACAGTATTTGTTAAAATGGGCACCTGATATAAAAGTAGGTGAAAGTTATGTAACTATCGATAATGCCGAAGTACTCAGAGATGATTATACATTAGAAGTTATTGAATCTGTAAGTAAAGGCTATACTAGCTATAGTGGTCAAATTACTTTTAAAAATGCACCACCTGCTAACAGCGCAACACCAGTTAATATTCGCGTTGAGTACAAAAAAGATTTTGTACACTTAAATGCTCCTGATAGAATTAATTTTTATTATGATCCACAAACAGGTCAGTTAGGTAAAGACTTAGCGCAGTTAATGACTGGCGTCGACTACGGCGGCGTAGAAATTACTGGTCTCGGATTTGGAATTAATGCCGGGTGGGACGCACTACCTTGGTTCAGTGAGCCATGGGATACAATCGATCCTGAATTTGAAGATTATATTGTAACTATCAGTTCTGTAACATATTCTTATCGTATGCCATATGTTCCAGCAGAAAATCAGCAGATTAATATCTATATCAGTCGTTATACTGGTACAGGTTACGAACCTTCTGTTAGAATAGACGATCCTAACTACGCTACGATATTACAAACAAACAATGACGCATTGATGCTATCTTTCACAGGCGACGGTGAAATTGATATTATTAATTTGCCAATAACGGCAGATTTAGGTGTAAACGATAGATTGATATTCCGCAAAGATACTAGTGACGGTAGCTACGGAGCACGTCCGGACGAATACGATACAAAATTAAGTGGCGGCAACTTAGCTTACACTAGTGCTACTGGACTAGCAGCAGATGATATTGTATTAGACGGCGACAACTTAATAAGTGCTAATAATAGTCATGCTCCTGAAGAAGTTGTTCCTGGACAAGTCATGGATACTGTGGCAATTAAAGTTTATCACAGACCGAGCGGCGGCTGTCCAAACATAGTGTTTAATCATCATCGCGGTAACGCATCTGTTACAGATTTTAAAATTGGACAATATTTTCCTAATGATAGATCGGTAATAGTAAAAGTCGACAATTTGATTAAAACTTTAACTGTGGACTACACAATTGATTATCAAAATAATAATATTGTTTTCAATGTTGCTCCGAGCCAAGGCGCTGCGATTGATATTTTAAGTATCAGCTTTAATTCTGCTAACATATTAGATTTAGATTATTTTATTTCTGATGGTGTTACCACTGAGTATCTGACAAAAGCAAATTGGTTGCCTACTATAGCATCGACGGTTCTCGTTAATGGTGCGGTTGTTGCCTACGAACTTTTTAGTACAGACGACCAATACACAGATTTAGTGGGACAAACTTGGAGGAGTAGAGCTGGAATTAGATTCGATGTGGCTCCACCAGCTGGCGCATTAATTAATTACATTATTGATACATCAGTTGCAGATCAAACTTCTAGTGTTGTAAAGTTAGAAAATTTAACTTATACCGGAGTTGATACATATTCTCTAGGAAATATTATTGGTATAAATCCGCCTTTAGACCAAAATGTATTAGTTAAAACTAATCAGACAATATTAAAACCTTCAAGTGCTAATTATTTTACTATTGAAAATTCTACGTTAGAATATTCTTTAAAGGATTACAAGTATGTGGGAGTAACTGTAAATCCAAGTGATGTTAAAGTTTACAAAGACAATACGCTATTAGCATACGGTACAGAGTATACATTAGATTTCGACTATACTGGAACTGTTTACGGTATCGACTCAAATTCTTTAACAATTACTGGAGGATCAGGTTACGTAGTAGGCAACGTATTAGATGCCGACGGCGGAACAGTTTCTCCTACAGGCACTTCAGCAAAATTTGAAGTAATATTTGTAAACGGCACGGGCAAGATTCAGATATTAGAAATTATCGATAATGGATCGTATGATGCGCCGCCTACTAGTCCATTTAACTTGTTGGGCGGCTCAGGCACAGGCGCACAACTATCCGCTAATTTTGAAATTATTGCAGATCAACCCAACATAACTGTCAAATTAAAACCGGATGCTTATACTGATGGATCTACACTAACAGTAGTGATAGATACTAATGCTGACTATATTATAAATTCTAATAATTCTATAACATTTACTAATTCGTATCCCGCGAATACACCTTTTGAAATCATAAGTTTCTATAACCATAATATTTTAAAAGTTGAGCGAACAATCGACGAATTGATTCCTGCTGCTTCGTTAATAAACGGAACAACAGAATATTACGAACTTGTTAGTAAGTTAGGCGGCAATTTTAAATTACGTAATACAGCAGTATCCGGCGATTTTGTATGGGTCATTAAAAACGGCGAATTGTTAATACATGGTGTCGATTATTATCTACAAGATGATTTTATCACAGTTAAATTAGCAGAGTCATTGTTTAGTTCTGATGTAGTACAAGTGATGGCATTTACAAATGTAGTAGTTCACGAGAGTTTTGCTTATATGCAATTCAAAGACATTTTAAATCGTGTACACTACAAGCGATTGAATAAATCAAAATCTACTCAACTTGCTAGAGACCTTTTCCAATTTGATAGAGAAATTTACGTTGATGATGCTAGTAAATTGGACAATCCGATGCCTAGCAGAAATGTTCCTGGCATCATAGAAATTAATGGCGAACGTATTGAATATTTTGTAAAGATTGGTAATGTACTAAGTCAGTTACACAGGGGAACACTGGGTACTGGTATGCCTTACTATCACAGCGCAGATAGTTTAGTCCAAGGATTAGGGGCAAGCGAAACCATTCCTTACAAAGACGAAAGTATTATTGTAACTCATATTGTAACTATAGGAGACTCTGGTACAGTAACATTGCCTTACATTCCTAGCATAAATGATATGGAAGTGTTTATAGCAGGATACAGATTGAAAAAACATCAATATAGTGTTTATTCTAACCTAGATTATCCAGATAGCACAGAAGGTGATGTGGTATTCAACGCTGAGTTTGGAATTAACGGCACTGCTCAATTACAGTTAAACAAGA